CGCCCGGACTATCGATAGTGGAGTTTTGACTGCGAGGCTCCTGGCCCTCTAAATCGTTAGCAGGAAATCTGGGTAGTTTAGTGTCTTACCCGAGGACGGGGAGATCGCTCTCCTCGTCATCCAGCCAACTCTCTAGTGGAGCTACTCTGTCGGTTCCCTCCTTGTATTCACGGGACATGAGTCGGTACATCCTTTCCTCGTAGGTCTTTTCGATCGTCGAGGTGACAATTCCGTACTTCTCACATATCGGGCGGAGTTTCTTGACAGCGTTGTCATATTCGCTTTCTCCGTGACCCGCGAGTTCGTGCAAAGCACTATCCATAGTCGCGGCGAGAGTTTCAATTTCCGTCATTCCACCTCGTCCGGGTTTCACGTTGCAAAGACCTTTGAAAATACTGGTCTTTTCCAACGCTCCGACGTTGTAGCCAAGCAGGGGATGGAACACACTCTTCCTTTTCAAAAAGTCGAGTTCGCTGTTCACAAAACGTCCCGTGTTGGTCTTCGAGGGATGGGTAATATTCATACCTATGTTGTTTAGGTAGCTCTTGAACCCAACGAAATTGTAATGGGCCCTCACCGTTTTCTCCACACTTTGCTTCCCGTCGTCGCCGTAGGTACCGTTCGCCACACAGTCAGTGAACTTCTTATCGAGATTCAGGCTGTAGAAATACGAGCGGACCAATAAACAATTCAGGATGCTATTGGTGATGACGGTTAAGGGGTGACCCGATACGCCCACGGTTCGAGTCTGGATGCAAGTGCCATTCCAATCTATGAGGGGGTTGATCAGATCTTCGACCATCACTTCCATCACACCAAGGTCCTCCTCAGAGTAACCCCCGGCGCGGGCAATCTCAATCATGATATGGTACGCCGCGCGAAGTCCGTTGTTGGGCTGGGCGAGATCGTATCCCTTGAAATCATAGCCAAGGGCCTCGTCGTCCTCAGTAACGAACTTCTCCATGTGGTCCATGAGTAACTGCCACTCCTCGCTCATACAATTGATACCTACCGCAATCTCGCTCTGGGCGGTGTGCGTTTGCAAAAACCTAACTATGGGCAAAAAGTACATGCGTACCAAAATGGTAAGGACCATCGGCCCCGCGTAAAACACGCGGACCTTGAAACGATTCCGATCGACGGGTTCGTCCTTGAGCATAGCTGTCATCATAAAACCACACTTAAGGCCCTTTTTGTAACGAGCTAGCACGGCTTGTATCTCCTCCAAAAGTTCTGGGGAAGGTACGCGCTGTCCGTTTTCGTCGAGGGTAAAGTAATGGGACTTCAGGGTGTACTGGGGAAAAGCAGTGGACGTGTTGAACTTAAGGGCATCTAGGAATTTCTTCCCGTGCACGCCATTGATCGCCTGATGCAGGGTCAGGACATTGTGGACTCCATGCTGTCTAGCTACCTCTATAAGAGGTTGCTTGTAGCACATCACCGCTCTATCCTTATCCCTCTCAGGTATATCGCAAGCTCCTCGCGCCAGTTTCTCAAGGGATGTGTTGAAGGCTTTCCAGTTATCAAACGAGGTGCCATCGGCTTCGACTCCCTTCATAAGGGGGGGGCCAAATGGATCCTCGTGATCAAACGCCTCTTCCACGTCTTTCCGGATAACAGAATCCCTGATCTCGGTCCGATGCGATCTGCGCACTTTGGTGCTGCCCAAAATTTCCATATTAGCTAGCTGCGTGCCGTCATCGTATTCGACCATAAGCTTCGCCTTGGGGTTCACAACACCTGGCTTCTCAATCTTGACCACTCCAAAGGACTGGGGATCAATCATGTCCGCTTGCACCACCAAACTCCCTAGAGAGCGATAGTACGAGGTGACATCAGATGACGTAACTATTGTTGAAACACCGAAGCCATCAAGCCCTGCAAAGTGAATGCCGTGTATGATGGGACTACGGGAACACGTCATGAGGAGCATCCCACAGTCTCCCACCCTAAAAGTCTGGGTGGAGTTGTACGAAAGACACTTCTCCGAGTGGTCTGTTTTCCCTTTCCTAGCATAACCTTGCTCGTCCTGCTTGGTGATCACGGGTAAGTAGGAACTGACGCCTTCCTCCGTAAAGAGAAGTTTGGCGGCAGACTTGCCCACTATCGTGTCATCAACGAAGAGGTTGGTGCGATCGCGCACTTGGAATACGCTATCAATCCGCAACATGGCCTGATCCTTGCTGGCATGGAACGCGATATGCTTGCTATGTAAAGAGCGCACTACAGTCTTGTTCCTAGACACCTTCTCACCTACCACACAATGCCGTTCGATGGTGAGATCCCCCGAAAGGAAATCTCCGCCAACGTCGCCTGTGTTAGTAAACAAGTGGGCGTTAGTAAGAATGTAGCCAGTCTTCACCATAAAACCTCGAACTCGCCTCGTCCCCGCACTGGTCTCGTACGTGAGCGACACTATGTTCTTGGGTATGGTCTCCAAGCCTTGTTCCAGACTCATACCTGTATGACGGGAGGGGGTCTTGAAGGTGTTGGTAAACATGTTTCCAAACCACCCCCCGGTCTTACCTTCGTCATCAACAGAGCCAAAAGCTTGAGGCTTGTTTTCCCTGAAAAAGATATACCAGATAGAGAATGCGGTCAGACCGGACATCACGACAGTCGTTGTTATGTCGATAGCGCGCTCATGGTTATTAAGAGCGACTAGGATGCCCATAGGGTCACTATCCAAATGCTTCTGGAGGATACGGGTTTTTTCTAAGTAGGCGGCGTGGGAGGCAATCAACCTCACGACGAACGCGACCACCACTGAGATATACCACAAATAAAGCGATAGATAGGTACACTCCGACCAGACGGCGAACGCAATGTAGATCAGGAATAGGACTAGTTGGTCGAACAGGTACGTTTTCCAACCGTAGGTTCTAGAGAAGGGAGATTGAACTAACAACTTCCCCAGTCTAGTGGGTCTTCCTTTTGAATTGCGGAACCAACCACCAGGTAACAACTTAAGAAGTGTCACCTGGTTCTTGTCGGTCATATCCTGAAACAACTCGGCGATCTGGGCCTTGGTAGACTTCCTCAGATAGTGGCCAATTCCTCGTGGAAAGTGAAAGAAGCTGTGAAGCCGCCAAGACCCCAAGTAGCTACTCACATCGCGGCCTAGTTCATCTATCACAGTGTCCTTAAAAAAGGACCACGCGAAGGAACTAACTAGTCCGAGAGTGGTGGATACAAAGGCATGGCGCTGCAAGCCGCGACCACCTCTTCCGAAACCTCCCCCTCGCTGAGATGGACCCCCCCTACCACGCTGGTTGCGGGTACGGGGTGTGATCTCGCGTTCGGGTTCGGGCTCCGGTTCGGGCGGAATCGAACTATCTGGCCTCCAATCGGTAGCACCGGAGGTGGTAATGGAGGCAGACTCGCAACCACACTTCAGGAGATTACACACTTTACAGCGCATTTTCTTAGCCTTAGTGAAGCGGGCTATGCGTTCCTTTTCCAGCTTGTCGTTGGTCTTGAAAACATGCACAATAACAGTAACGAGCTGCTGGAGAGACAAACTCTCGCACATCAATTCAGTACCGTCATCGAATTCGGCTCTAACGATGGATTCAACGATATGTTTCCCCTCGTCTTCGGTCTTCTGGAGCAAATCGAAATCCCAACAATCTGGGTAGGGATCTCCCATCCTGAGCTCGTCACAGGTCTTGTCGAAGAGCAAAGTTCCAGGCTTCCTACAGTGAGGTTTGACGGTCATGCGAATGAAATAGAACCTTCGCACGAAAGCGCCCTGAGACATGATATAGCTGGAAGCGTTCAGACTTTCCGTGTTAGTGGAGATGAGGTTTAGTCGATTTTGGAAAAAGACTTCACCTTTATCCTCGAACGGCTTGAGAGCCATCTGAGGATTCGATCCCATGTTCTGGATAAGAAACTCCAACACATTATTCTTGTCTTTGTCGGGCTTGGTCTGCCCTACGTCTTCAAGAACAAGAGTGAGTGTGGAGTTCGTGACCAGTTCATGCCACGGGGAAGCGGTATTCATGTAACAAGTGACTCCTTCCACGTTCTCGACGCCAATAGCTGATAAGCAAGCGGCGTTGAGTTCCTTAAGTAGATCCGTCTTGCCTACTCCGGGCTCTCCTGCAATAATGAAACCTATCGGTTCGATGCGTGTAGAGGTCTGTTTGATGTAACTGATGGCTTTCAAGCCGTTCGAGGATAAAGGTGAAGTCTTTTTCCAAAATCGACTAAACCTCATTTC